TCGTCGTAGCGACGATAGCGTTGCAGGTCGCCAAGTAGTTAATATTTCCGGTGACGGAACTAATAACTTGACTCCAACGTTGACGAATCCGGAGATTATGTCTCAACGTTGTCAGGAAGCCTTTTATCAAGCGTTATCTGTCTCGGATGATAATGATTTCGTGATTGATGTTATTCAAGCACGTACCTTGTTGTTCGGCGTTGTACACGAAACTACTATGAATGCACAAAGTGCGTTTGTTAGTTTTGAGAAGAGTTCGATTTTGCGTTTGCAGAATTCGACTCGTGCTGGTGTGGACGATCCAGGTGACGAACGAAACGCGTTTGAAGTTGAGAACAATCCTTTGGTTGGTAAAGTGTATGCATCCAACCACGGCGGATTTATTCCTGTGCGTCGTCCTACCGGTATTGATACCGGGTTTCTAGGATTTTCACCGAATAGCCATGGGTTTATTGGTCCAGAAGAAGGAGCTACTTTGGCGGATGATTTGGACAAACCCCCTCATGGTTCGTATTTTAAATACGCTGTGAAATCAAGGGGTATTTATCTTGCCCCAGGGCAGATAAAGTCATCAACCCTAAAAGAGAATTATTCGATGCCATTGACGAAATGGTTCATGTTACAACGACGAATCGTTGTAGAGCATGGTGTACAGCTTGCGACGAACGTTAATCTGCGCAGTTTCATGTACAAAGGCAATTCTCGTATGTACGCACTAGAAAAGATATTGGATACTCGTGGCGAAGCTAATGCGATCAACATCGGTTGGCAAATTGATGTGCGTTGTGGAGTTTCTCTGAAAGTTCGAGAATATCAAACAGTTCCGGAGCGTGTAGTCGATACTGCATCTACTCAAGGTAACGTGCCAGCTTAATAAAACTTGGTTTTATTCATTTTCAAAACGTGTGATACTTGTGATCCTACGTTGTAAAGCAGTAACGTGTGCAGGCCACGCGTTCCTGTACCAATCATCGGGATCAATGTTACTAGTAATATAAACCTTTTTAGGTTTCCAGTTAACAAAAGACCCTTTGACTGGTACATTCATGGGGTACCTGTCTAACAACTTCAGAAGGTAAGTTAGTTTAAACTCGGACCCTCCGAAGTCGTCGAAGAGCACGGCTTCTTGACCTTCATAGCCATCAAACCACATTCCTCCAGGATGGCTGTAGAGTTCTTCAGGTGTCGTTTCTTGGTGGACACGACGGGTCTTACCGGTGCCGGTTGGCCCGATGAAAACGAAAACCTGTGTGACCCAGTTTCGGCGTTCTTGGGCGCGCATGGCCAATCGGTCGATAACTCGTTGGTATCGGAGGTATAACCCGAAATGTTCTTGTTGTAACGTGCCAATTGCGTCTCCTCGTGAGATTGCCAACTTAAGTCCGGCAATATCGGTTCTGGTACCTTGTCCAGAAGCGGGGAGGGTTCCAAATTCATAGAAGTCTCCATCTTTTGTGCAATATTCTCGATTGGAACTTGGCGATCCTTTCGCCACTTCGAGATGCGCGGAATCGCCGACCAAAAACTTGACTTGCGCGAGTCTTTTCCGGCTGGCGAACACAACATAGCCTTGGAGGTGCGGTGTTCCGGAGTCTCCAACTTCTCTGCCATACACCAAGTACTCCACTCCTTCGTGCAACAGGGACAATCTTTCTTCGTCTGACTCATTGTAATTATTAAGAGTAAAACACCAATTCTTCGCTCGGGACATCCAATGAAGAATGAACGTCCAGTCCGTCCTTAAATAGGGACAAAACCGTTTGACCAACGGGGCCACTCGTTTGACCATCAGACCGGCCCCAACGGCTACTTTTAATTCTCCGAAAGTCCGCAACAACTCTTGCCCTTTCCAAAAAAAAACCCTAACACATTCTAATGTCTACACCCTCAAGTCGCGGAGCTTCCCATCTTGAGTAGCCCTATCTCTAAGCCCCCGCGGGAGTGGAGGCCCCCGAAGGGCGGCCGTAACGTGACAGTGCCCACTGTCAGTAGTTAATCCGAAGTGTAGGCTACAGTATTACCCTACACTTCGGTCCACCGTCCATCGCCGTGCCAAACACTAGCGATTTCGGTGGACCGTGGACCGAGGTAACATAAATTTCTGCTTACTTCGGTCCACACTGTCTTATTGGTTCATTTTTGATAATGAATCTTAAGACTTTGCAACGCATTTTGCAAACCAGTCGCGATCCCGATGTTCGAGCTATCAAGGCTATGGCGGGTGTTAAGAATTTTCGCCCGCGTAGTGCTACGAGCACTAAGACGAGCACGTCGTACAAACGGGGTAAGGCGTACACGGGACGGCAGAAGCCCCGAAAGAACACCACTGGATATGCGGGTCGTTTTAAGCGACCGCGGAAGGTGGTGAAGCGGAACAATCCTATGATTCACGGTGCTGTTATTAAATACGAAACTGGTGGATCCAACAACTTTGACAAATGTGGATACATTGGTCACTCCACGGCTATGCCGTTGCGAGAACATAAAGTTGTGTGGGAGTCCATCATTCGTTGGCACCTCCGAAAGGCTGGATACGAGATTCAGAGTTTTCTTGACGGCGTTCTCATGTCTGTAACGATCTTGTACTATCGTCGTAGCGACGATAGCGTTGCAGGTCGCCAAGTAGTTAATATTTCCGGTGACGGAACTAATAACTTGACTCCAAC